AAAATATTAAGAGAAGAACTTCCTATAACAAAATGGCAAGCTCAATATCAACAAGATCCAACATCGGAAGAAGGTGCCATCGTCAAAAGAGACTGGTGGAATATATGGGAAAGCGAGATTCCCCCTCGATGTGAATTTATTATTCAATCGTGGGACACTGCCTTCTTGAAAACACAACGATCTGACTATTCAGCCTGTACAACGTGGGGTGTTTTTCTCAATGAGGAAACCAATGCGTATAATCTTATGCTTCTTGATTCCTATCAGGAACGTCTTGAGTTTCCTGATCTTAAAAGAATTGCCTTCGGCTATTACAAAGAATGGCAACCCGATGCCTTTATTGTAGAAGCAAAAGCAACAGGGATGCCTTTAATCTTTGAACTAAGACAGATGGGTATTCCAGTAAGTGAGTTTACTCCATCAAGAGGAAATGATAAGATCTCACGAGTTAATTCAGTTGCAGATCTGTTTGCGTCTGGGGTAGTGTGGTGTCCAGAAACAAAATGGGCTGAGGAAGTTATAGAACAATTTGCATCGTTTCCATCAGGAGATCATGATGATCTTGTCGATTCAAGCACTCAGGCGATTATGCGATTCCGTCAAGGAGGGTTTGTTAATACAGATACCGATGAACCAGAAGAAGAACACGCACCCATTTATGCCGATTATTATTAGGAATAAATTATGGCTATAGAAAAAGCAATCATACCTGTTCAGGGAGAAGCTCAAGAGGGCGATCCTGAACTTATTGTTAAGATAGAAAACCCAGACTCTGTTGCTCTCGAAACTGATGACGGCAGTGTGGTTATTGATTTCGATCCGACACAGTTAGAATCACAAGCTCCTTCTCATGACTCAAACCTTGCTGACTATATGGATGAAAGTGATTTAACGGAACTCTCATCCGAACTGGTCAGTATGTATATCTCAGATAGAGGATCTCGGAAAGACTGGGAGAATACCTATACCAAAGGTCTCAAACTTCTTGGTCTTGAAATAGAAGACAAGACCTCTCCCTGGCCTGGGGCTTGTGGTGTATTCCATCCTGTATTGACAGAATCAATCATTCGCTTCCAAGCTCATTCTATTATGGAAACCTTTCCAGCATCAGGACCTGTACGTACACAGATTCTCGGCACCATTGATGCAGAAAAAGAAAAGCAAGCTCAGAGAGTTGAAACAGAAATGAACTATCAGATCACGGAAGTTATGACAAACTACCGTTCTGAACATGAACAGATGTTATTTAACCTCCCTCTAGCAGGAAGTGCGTTTAAAAAAGTTTATTATGATCCTGATATGAACAGAGCTGATGCAGTCTTTGTTCCTGCTGAAGATCTTGTTGTGGCTTATGGTGCGTCTGATCTCAGAAGCTGTGGGAGATTTACCCACGTTATGAGAAAGACATCCAATGAAGTTAGGAAATTACAGCACGTTGGGTTCTACAGAGATATAGATCTTGATGATCCTGAGATGGAATACAACGATATTCAAAAAGCTTATGATAATATTCAAGGTGAAGATCCCAGTGCAGAGTATGATGATCGCTATACAATCTTAGAAATGCACATTGATCTTGAACTCGAAGGAGATGAAGATACAGAAAACGGAGAGAACACAGGGATTGCTCTTCCTTATGTAGTCTCTTTAGATAAACAATCAGGTCAGGTACTGGCTATCAGAAGGAACTGGGTTCAAGGCGATACTATGAAGAAACGTCTGATGCACTTTGTTCATTACAAGTATATGCCTGGTCTTGGGTTCTATGGTCTCGGTTTAATTCATATGATAGGTGGTATGGCTAAATCTGCGACCTCTCTTCTCCGTCAGCTTGTCGATGCAGGAACTTTAGCCAATCTTCCAGCAGGATTAAAGTCCAGAGGACTGAGAATCAAAGGGGATGACAGCCCTATATCACCAGGCGAATTTAGAGATGTTGACGTACCAGGGGGTGCAATACGGGATAATATAACCTTTATTCCCTATAAAGAACCTTCTCAAACACTCTTTCAGCTTATGACATTGATTGTTGAAGAAGCTCGGAAGTATGCGTCAATCCCTGATATGCAGATGCCAGATATCGGAACGGAAGCTCCAGTTGGAACAACCCTTGCTATTATGGAACGGTCAATGAAAGTTATGAGTGCGTGTCAGGCTCGTCTTCATGCGGCTTTGAAGAATGAGTTTAAAATTCTAGCACGAGTAATTAAAGATTACCTTCCTCCCTCTTATGACTATGACATTATGGAAAATGCTAATCGTACAAATGACTTTGATGACAGGATAGATGTTATCCCTGTGTCAGATCCTAATGCAACAACAATGGCACAACGTATCACTCAGTATCAGGCAGCTCTTCAGTTAGCTCAACAAGCTCCTCAGATGTATGATATGCCAGTTCTTCACAGACAGATGTTGGAAACTCTTGGTATTAAAAACCCAGAGAAGATAATTCCTGCAAGTGATGAGCATAAACCAGAAGATCCTGTTTCGGAAAACATGAGCCTTATTAATCTTAAACCTGTTCAAGCTTTTGAATATCAAGATCATCAGGCTCATATCACAGTGCATATGACAGCAATGCAAGATCCTAAGATACAACAGGTTGTTGGTCAGTCAGGAATGGCTCAGGCTATACAATCGTCAGCCGAAGCTCATATCAGAGAACATCTTGGTTTTGAATATAGAAAACAAATTGAGAAACAACTTGGTGTACCGTTACCTCCAGTGGGCGAGCCTCTGCCAGAAGATATCGAGAAAGAACTTGCCAATCTGGTTTCACAAGCTGCTGAAAAACTTCTCAAGAAAGATATTGCTGAAGTTCAACTTCAACAACAGATTCAACAATCACAAGATCCTGTGGTTCAACAACAGAACCGTGAGCTTGATATCAAGGAGGCTGAAGTTAAAAGGAAAGCTGAAGATGCAAGAGCAAGGATTCAAGTGGATCTTGAGAAAACTAAAATGCGTGATGAGACTGAAAGAGAACGGATTGAATCTCAAAAAGAAATTGCTGGTGCTAATATTGGAGCAAGGATTGCCGATAAAGCAATTCAAGCTAATTTAAAACAGAAAGATATTGATGTTAAATCAGCAGAGAAAGGTGCCGAGATCGGAGCAAACATTGCAAAAGAATTAATTAAAAAGCAATAATTTATTGACTAATAGAAAAATGGATGGTTTATATGAACATATGTGATCTACTTCTCAAGAGAATTAGAGAGATGTTAAACGAAGGAGCAGATCATTTAGCTCTTGGTGGGGCAAAAAACTTTGAGGATTACCAACGAGTTGTTGGTAGAATTGAGGGTTTGTCTTTAATTGAGAGGGAGTTGTTGGATCTCCTTAAAAATCAAGAAGACGAAACGTAATTTATTACGCAATCGGGGGAAACCCTGCACAACACTGGATGGTGCAATGGAAGAAGAAAAGAAGGATTCAAAATCCGCAACACAGTTACCCGAACCTTGTGGGTATAAAATACTGCTGACTCTGCCTGAGATAGATAAGAAGACTGATGGGGGTGTTATTAAACCTGAAAGTCTTATAGCTATTGAGGAAGCAGCGACAATCGTTGGTTTCGTTACAAAGATGGGACCTGATTGCTATCAAGACAAAGACAGATTTCCAACAGGACCTTACTGTAAAGTAGGAGACTTTGTTATTATCAGGGCATTTCAAGGCACTCGTATTAAAATACACGGAGCTGAGTTCCGCATGATCAATGATGATAATGTTGAAGCTATCGTTGATGATCCAAGAGGATATGAAAGAGTATGAACAAATCATTAGCAGAAGAGTTACAGGTTGAGGTTGTCGATGATACACCAGAGACAGACAAGCCTTTTGTAAAAGAAGAAAAAAAAGAAGAAGAAGTTAAAGAGACTTCTGAAGAAAACGAACTCGAAGGGTATAGTGAGAAAGTACAGAAACGCATCAAGAAGATGAAGTACGACTATCACGAAGAAAGACGAGCCAAAGAATCTGCTGAACGGATGCGTGAAGAAGCTATCAAGTTTGCAGAAAATCAAAAGCATGAAAATGAAAGATTAAAAAAACTAATCGAAGTTGGTGGTAAAGCACTGACAAGTGCAAGTCAGGCTCGTGTTGATTCAGATCTTGTTACAGCCGAAAAGCTTTATAAAGATGCTTATGACAATGGTGATAGTGAAGGGATGCTTCAAGCTCAGAAGAAGATAGCAACCCTAACATATGAAAAAAACAAAATATCAGAAACACCTGTTAATGGTGTTTGGAAAGAACCAGTTCAACAACAACCCCAACAGCAACAGCAACAGCAACAGCAAATTCCAGAAGCTGATCCAAAAGCTGTAGAGTGGGTACAAAAAAATTCTTGGTTTCAAAAGCCAGGGTATGAAGAAATGACATCACTTGCATATGGTGTTCATGAAAAACTTCTGAAACAGGGAGTCGACCCCAGATCAGAACAATACTACAATTCAATCGACAAAAGGATGCAGGAAGTATTTCCAGATCATTTCAATGTCGAGCAACAAACAACCACAGAAACACCTGAAGAGGTTGAGACTTCTCAGCCAGAGACTCAGCGAACTGCAAACGTAGTGGCACCTTCTCAAAGAACAACAGGGAAAGCCCCTCGCAAAATAAAACTTACAGCGTCTGCTGTTAAATTAGCAAAACGTCTCGGATTAACTAACGAGCAATACGCCGCTCAGGTATTAAGGGAATCAAACTAATGCCAACTGATCGCAAAAAAAGAACCTCAGAAACCCGTGAAAAGGAAGAAAGAGCAAAAACTTGGACACCTCCAGAGATTTTACCAGAACCTGATCCAATACCAGGTTATAAGTTCAGGTGGATTAGAACATCCACACTGGGTAAAGCTGATAACAGAAATGTATCGGTGAGGTTTAGAGAAGGTTGGGAACCTGTTAAAGCTGAAGATCACCCTGAGTTAAAACTTGAGAGTGATTATAATTCAAACTTTAAAGGTAACATAGAGGTTGGCGGTTTACTTCTTTGCAAAACAGCAGAGGAAAATATGGAAAATCGTAGCAAACACTATCTCGACAAGGCTAAAGATCAAATGGAAGGTGTCGAACAAAGCTACCTGAGAGATAACGACCCTCGTATGCAACGCTTTATGGAAAAGGATACGAGAGTTACTTTCGGGAAAGGTGGTCCTACAGAGTAATCTGTTGGGCTGTGTTTTAACTCGATACATAGGAGGTTGCTATGACTGCAACTGCTGCTCCCTTTGGGCTACGCCCGATCGGATCTGTTGGAGGATATACGCCACAAATAAGGCAATATCCAATCCTCTCATCAGAATCTACAAGAATCTGCTATGGTGATGTTGTAAAACTCACTGACGCAGGTTCAACAACAACAATTCAAAAAGATACAGGCACAACAACTGCTACGC